TTCTGGATAATGTGACATTGCTTGTGGTGGTTCTGTAAAACCATTATCTGGTAAATTTGTTGGAGTATGTTTTAGTATGTCACCAAGCAACGTCCAGCTGGAGTGATCTTTGCCTTTTTGGTTTCCATATCGATGTCGATACTCTGCTGATAGTTCACGCCACAATTCATACAACCAGTTATAGTGCTGACTAGAAGTACGAGCCCAAACAGTTGAAGGGTGATTATAATGACACGCTTTGTAAACAATATTTTCTAAGTTATCTGGTAATTTGTATCTTGTTGCTTTTCTACCTGTTTTGGTAGTTCCTATATATTTAGTGCCATCTAACATTCTGTGAGCAGTTGAAAGTATTTGAGCATATTCAACAATCATCTTTACAACGTGTTTATCACAATGCATTTCTGCACAGGTTTTAGGATTTTCATCTAAGTAAAATATGTTCATTTTGTTTTATTATATCATACTTTTGATCAATTGTCAATAACTCTATAAAATATATGACCATCAATATGTGTAACTTTTTCTAATTTGGATGCCCAATGAGGTTTTACATAATGAGCGTGGTAATGTGTTGCATCTTCCACAACATTTGGAACCATATCAGGCATTGCTAGAAGAACACCTGCAATTGATTTTGCCAATCTCCAGGCATCAATATCTCTTATGTTATCTGATTTACCATCACAGTACCAACTGAATTGGCATTTATGTTTTACAGGAAAATTCTTTGTCCAGTTATAAGTTGGACCTTGTCTGATAACATCACAAACATTGTTTGGATATCTTGGACTTTTAACACGATTTAAAACAACTTGACCAACTGCAATTTGATCTGCCTGTGATTCTGATCTTGCCTCAAAATAAATGTTTTGTGCCAGACAATCTAAATCAGTATCTTTAGGATAATAAACATCTGCCCTACCATAACCATGATATAGAATGGAGATAATAAGAATGGCAAGAAATGTTCCTATATAAAAATTGTTATTGTTCAAAGATCACCTATCTTAAATTTTTGTATTACATTTTTAGTAGGTATAACAGTCGTATTACCACCGTCTGCTAAACCACCTTTATCATCATAAGAATAATCACTCATTAAGATATGTACTTTTCTATCATTCTTTACTAACCAACCAGTGGAAACACAGATCGCAGGTTTTGAATTAATGATATCTTTCATATCACGCCATCCTGCATCACTCTGAATGTCTTCCCAATACACCAAATAGAAGTCATAGGTAAATGGTATTTCAGGTACTTCGTCTTTAAACTTTTTACTTTTTTTCTTTGTCATACTCACTTATTTTTTCTCCAATGGCATAAACCATTAATGCGATTAATACTAAAACTGTCAAATTAAATAATAAAAATATATTTGTCCAAACCATATCATGCTCCTAATATTACTTCCCAAATTAATACAAAAATAATTAATATAATGAAAGTCATCACTGAATTTTTAATCCATTCATTCATTACGACAACCTTTCATATTTTACTTCTTCAGTGCCACAAGGACCACTAACAAGTAATTCTTCACCCACATTTAACATTAGAAAATCTCTTTCCCAATCGTCACCCATATAGGCATCTAAGTTATGGTCTTTCATTTCTTCTAGTGTGAAAATATGAGATGTATCATCGGCATCACCATAACCATATAAGTATGTACATTTAAATTTAAGCATATGCACCTTCAATCTCACCGTCAAGTATTTCAGCGGCGATAGAATAATCTATCTGATCACCACACCATACATCGATGTTTTGAATTTGCATAATATGATTGATTGCCTCATCTTTAGTGACAATCTCATCTTTATATGCCTTACGTAAGATGTCAATCTTTTCTTCGACAACATCATATAACCATTCTTTAACTTTTCCCATTATGCGACCTCCTTCATGTCAATTAAGTTTACTGCATTGAAAACACATCTGTTATCAATAGTTTCAAATATTTGAATGTCTGAAACAATATAACCTTCGATTAATAAATCTTTGATTCTTTTTGCTTCACCAAAGGTATCGACTGTCATTTTAGACCAGTCACAACCGTGATATTTGTAAACAATGTCATATCTGTTTTTCATATCTATACATTACACGAAAAGAGAGCAAATGTCAAGCACATAATTGTTACATTATGTCGCACCTAAAAGTGTTGATTTTACTTACTTTTTCATAAAAGAATCGTTCCAACCAAATGCCTCTTTGACTAAATTGGCAGTCAAACCTTTATATTTTTTGTTCAAAGTCTTATCTTTTGTTGCAATTAATAATTCTGCCTCTGGTTTTGTTAGTCCTTCTAGTATCTGAACAAACATTGCTTCTCGTTTATTCTGTGATAGATTAGGATTACCACCTTTAATAAAATGATATAGTCTTCTTGCTTCTCGTTTGAGATATGTGTGTTCAGTACCTTCTGGTGCCTCATTTTCTTTATATGGTGGATTACTATCTGGTAATAACCATTCTATATTAGGATCAAATGCACCTTTGAGTATCATTCTCAACTCTGGTGTATCATAATGTTTTAATACTTGTAATTTTTTTGGTTTATCTTTTGCGTTATTTACTTTTAATAATATTTCATGGAAAGTTAATGTTGGTCCAAACTTTCCTGTTTCATCAAATGCCATTTTTAGAACTCCTGTATTTGACCGATTAAGTCTTTTAATTTGTTTGTAATAAAGTAGTTTAATATTTTATGTCGTCCTGCAACTTTAATGTTTTCATATTCTGACATAATGTTATCTTCTACTTCTTTAGGTATATAGTCGAAATCAACAAGACGCTGATTTCGTTGAAAATTTCTGAATTGATATTCATTACAGAAACCTTTCGGATCACTATCAATCCAATAATCCAACTTCTTTTTATTAATTGGTTTTTGACGAATACCATTAATAAAGGTATCATCAGGAGATAAGAAGTTTGGAATGCTGTCACCACGATCACCCTTTAAGATATGTTCTTTAATATATCTTTTAGGATCCACACCATCTATCCATTTCTTTTGAATGGGTGCATATTGTTTTACATTACCATATTTTTGTAATTGTATGAAATCTTTATCACCACTTAATATTAAGATTTCTTCTTCACTATTTTTAACTAGTGTTGCAATAATATCATCTGCCTCTGCACCATAGACATCAATAACTTTATAAGGCATATGTTCTTTGAGTTCATCTCGTACTTTATTAAAGATAGTAAATATATTATCCCAATCATGTGAATCAGATTCTCTTGCTTTCTTTCTACTTGATTTGTAATTAGGAAATACTTCTCTACGCCAATAATGTCTGGAATCACAACAGATTATAATGTCACCATATTCATCTTTAAACTTGGTATTATAACTTCTCAGTGAGTTTAATATCATATGTCGTACTAAATCTTCACTAATATCAGAATCTCTGCCTATTTGTGCCATCAAGTTAGATATCATCACTTGATTTAAATCAACTAAAATCATTCTAATTCTTCACCCTCAAATTCTACTGTTTTTTCTGTTTTCCTTGGTATATAATATTGTATTTGTGAATAATATTTATCTTGTCGTTTATCATACTTTATTTTCATCATTCTGTCAATGATTTGTTGCATTGGATGTTTTAAATCAAATTCTTTGTGTATCAATGCACGTAAAGCTTCAATGAAAAATCCAATCTCTTTAAATGTTTTTTTCGATTCTTCCCAATTAGTAGAACCAATACCCATACCCTCTGATTGAAATTCATGGATTAAACGAACCATATAATCATCAACTAAAGAATTAGCAAAATCTCTGGATTGTTGTTCCAGCATCCTTTCATCTAATTCTACTTCAGATTTTTGATTTAGTTGTTTTTTTGTTTTGAAGTCTATTATTTCTGCTGTCATAATCTTTTATTACTTCTCTCAAATCAAAATATTCAAAAATACCTTTTAGATTGAGTTCTTTTTGAAATGCTTTTCTTTTATAAGTTTCATATTTTTCATGTATCTGATTGTATTGTTTCTCGTTCTTTATTTGCAATTACTTCTCCCATAAAATTAATGTATCCTTTATCTAATAGGTATTCTTTTAAATGATTATAACCACCAATCACTTCTTTATCAATCACAATTTGAGGAACTGTTTTTACATTACGTTTGAGTTGTTCAATTAATTCTTCTTTTGTAATATGAACACCAATTATAAACTCATCATATGCCAGGTTGCATTTTACTAAAAGCATTTTCGCTTGATCACAATAACTGCAACCTGGTTTTGTATATACTTGTATAGACACTTTAGTTTAATTCCTCTTTCTGAATTATTTTATTATATGTATCTATATATTCCTGATCAATCATGTCAATATTTGCATCTTTAATAGAATCGGTATTGAATTGACTAATACTGTCATCAAGTATCTTATCCCAAAGTTTATTTTGGTCATCATATGAGAATTTTAAGAGTATATACACCCTATATTCATCATATGCAGTTGTATAGATATCTTGTTCTGCAACTTCGTAACCTACGACAGCAGTCTTTGATATCACGTTGACAATGGTTCTATCGAACTCCTGAACAGTTCTTTTGTTTTTATCTCTACCGACTTCGGTTGAGAAGTATGTGGCACGTTCATTCATTTCACCATTGATTACATCGGCAATCTCTGATTTTGCAATTAGATTTGCCTTTTTAATTGCTAGATTTAGGTCTGGACTTGTTGCAACTCCAGCACCATAGAGAAAGTTATCACTCGTTGGTTTCATTACAAACCACTTTGGCACTTCTTCTAGCATCTCATTATTGCCACTTGATTCTTGTTTTACTTGATATGTAGAACTACAAGATGCTACAATCATTGCAAGAATCATCATCATTAAGTATCGCATTAGATTACCCCCTTTACGATATTCATTAAACTATCTACAATTGAAGGATTAATATAAACTATAAAACCACCCACAATTGCACCAAATATAAAATTAATCATATACCCACTCTCCGTTCTCTTTTAGACACACTTTAACAGGTGAATGAAAGACATGATCTGATCTGTCTAACCACCTACAATAACTTGGTGTATCTACATTACGATAATAGAATTGGGCAAAGATTTCCCAATAACTAGGACCGATATATCCATCTCTACAAACCATTTTCTCTCGTAAAACAATCATAGTATCAGGATCTATTTCTTGTGTAATCACACAATTACTTTTTGTATGTGGTACTTCTTGTGCCTGTGCAATCACACCCCAAAACAAAGTTCCAAGATATGCAATTACAATAATGACAATGTACCAAAACAAACTACTTTTAAGATGTCGCATTAACTACCTCCCACACACCATCTGGATGTTGACACGCTGTTCCAAATTCTGTTGAACGATCAATACCTGACAATGGCCACTGCATTTCTATATTTACAGTCGATTGATAATCAGAACACTTCATACCAGAGTTAATTACATAAGTTCTTGTAATCTTAATATCACCATTGTTTCCTGTTCTAGGATTAAACCATGTCGTGTAACTTGGTTTTGTTGGAGAAGTATTTAGATGATCTACAAAAACAGCATTGTGTATATTCTTGTCTGATTTATAAAACAATTCTGCACCAACAAAACTACCTAACACGGCACACGTTGCTACAAAGGCAACATTCTCGGATATCATTTGATAACACGAAGCACCTGCACTTGCACCTCCGACTACAGCACCAAAATGACTTGATACATTTCTATTCTGTGAACAACCAATTAAAGTTGTTGCAAGTATAATACTAAAGAATAGCTTCAAGTTCCTCATCACTTAAACTTTCTTCGGCATCTGTTAATCCAACATCATCTGCCATAATTTGTTCATAAAGATTTTCTTCTTTATCATTCAAATTATCTTCTTTTGATTTTCTTTTTACAATTATCGGCCAATTGCCAGTTTCATTAAATCGAATAAGATTATCCCACTTAATGTCATACGGTAATTCCATACGTTGATGTTTCTTTAACCATTTGATAATAGTTTCTGAATCAGAATCTTTCATTTCTGACCATTCTCTGTGTATCATTTCTAACGGTTTTACTTCTTTAGGCATCTTCATTCTCCATTTCTTCTTCAATCCAATCACGGTTTCTTTCTACAATATCAAACTCATCATCTAGTTCATTAAAGAGTTCATTATCACTTTTCTCTAAATCATCTTGGATAACTTCTTTTGCAATATCCATAAGACCATCTAAATGTTTAATTTCACCATCATCATAGATACCTGCAAAGTCCATACCAGGTTCTTCATACGAAGCGTATATTGAACAATCTTCATTATTTGCTAAGAATGTATCGTATGCCTGTGTTGGAGGTCCCCATGCACTATCAAAGTATCCATTGATTGATGCTTCATTACTATCACCATCTAATTGCAGTTCTAGTCCTTCACCATTGACTTCCCATTTTGTACCCCAATTATCAATACTCCATGAATACCAATCTTGTGTTTCAGAACCTTCTTTAAATGTATCTCTAATTTCTTGTGGCATTGGAACTAAGGCATCCAATAAACCTTTACTTTCATCTTTCGAAGTAATCTGATTATAGATTTCTTCTATCTTTTCTCTTGGTCCTGATAGGCCAAAATTATTACTACACCAATTAGGCATTTTCACTCTCCTTTTTTTCTTGTTTTTCTTTTTCTTTCATTGCTTGATACTGTAATGATAAAATGTATTTCAACTTTTCCATTCTATGTTTAACACTCTTTGGTATCTTACCACGAAACTTTCCTGACCAGTAGTTCAGTTCTAATTCATTTTCAACTGAAGTTCTGGATAATAAATCTCTAAAACTTTCTTGTAATCCACTCATTTACCTATGTCCTTTATATCATCTTTACTAATAACTTGATATGCACCCTTGTTGTATGCAGGTGCCACTGTGAAGTTATGTTCAATACGTTTTCTTTTTGGTGCCCCATTACCCATATGAGGAACTATTTTCTTCTCAACAACTATTGTTCTTCTTGTTCTGTCTGCGTTCAATGTGTTGATGTCATTAAAGGCAGTATATTCTGACCTTGGTATTTTCTTATACCCAAGAGATTTAAGATATTCTGCATGATCTTCTCTTGCCTTTTTGAGAGAATCAGTTAGAGGTAACTTGTTTCTCTTTTTTGTTTTCTGTCGAATATAAATTAAGCCCATTATAATTTTAATTGTTTAACTGGTTCACCTTCCCAATTTGTAGTCACAATTGAATTTTTTGTTACTAGTGGAAAAGAAATCCAACCATACTTTTCTTTTAATATTTTCTTTAAATGTGTAAATTTGTATTTTACTGTATCAGATTTTTTACTCATTGTCAAGCTCCTTATCATGTTGAATCATTGTAATTAATGCGTGGATAAATGCGGACACACCAATAAATGCTGAAATAGCAACATATGTCCAATTAGTAGTACCCATTTCATTTATAAAACCAAT